GACTCAAGACGACCGCCTGTATGTTGGTCGCTCCCAGGACTGTACCGCCATCGCGGAATACGCCAAGGCGCTGCACAACGAAGGCTATCACGGCTCCAGCGACATGAAGCACGCGGCCAAGATCCCGTTGGTGATCGTTGAGAAGTACTGCAACGAACGCGGCATCACCTTTGAACAGTTTATGGGTGACGACAAGCACATTAAGGCCGTGGTCGAGAATCCCGATAACTCGGTTTTCCGCATCTGGAAGGGCCGGCTGTAAAGAACATCAACCTCTTAACGCCGTGACGGCGCCGGAGAAAAAATGGCAACAAAAGACTACACCTGGCTACAGGGTGCCGTTGCAAGCTTCGTGCACCGCACGGACATTGCGGCAAAGGTGGCCGACTTCGTGACGCTAGCCGAAGATCGCCTGAACATGGACGTTGACAACCGGCTGCAAGAGTCGCTTGTCACGCTGTCCACCGTGGCTGGCTTCCCTACCGTCGCTCTGCCTGATGGCGCGACAGATGTCCAATCCATCTCTATCCCAGGGCAGGGCAGCGTCGATTACCTGGGCGTCGGTACGTTCAATGCCCGATACGACACCGCTCCAGGCCTGCCGCGCCACTACACCGTGATTGGCGATGACATCTATCTCGGCCCGACACCAGATTCCGCCTACGACCTCAAAGTAGTGCTGCGCTCGACCCTGATGCCTCTCGCTGACGCGCCGACTGGTCAGAACTGGCTGATTGCAGCGCATCCGAGCCTGTACCTCGCCGCGACCATGTGCGAAGTCTGCATGTACACCAAAGACACCGCAGCGTTGCAAGTGTGGGAGCAGAAGTACCAAAACGCGCTCTCGCTGGTGAACGGCACCGATAGCAACGTGGCTAGCTCGCTCGCCATTCGTCCCGATACCAAGACCCCATAAGGACACATCATGACCGTTGAAACCGGCACCTCCATTGGCGACCTCGATCCGCAGAAGCCCGGCCCGACCGATCCCAAGTCGGAAGGCGACGACCACCTGCGGCTGATCAAGTCGATCCTGAAGATCACGTTCCCGGCCTTCACTGGCCCGATGCCCATCGCGCACGACAAGGTCGCCAGCATCGACTACGTGAATCAGACCGCGTTCAGCAGCGCGCTGCCGGGCCAGCCGGGTGGCGCGCTCACGTACGAAATCGTTTCACAGAACGGCGCAACCAGTTGGAAGCGCAACGACATCAACAGCAACCCCGAACGGCTGGCACAAGTGCAGGCCGCCGCCCTCTGCTTCTAAGGAACCCACATGGCAAAGACCAACATTGCAGCATTCGCACAGACCCCGCGCACGGCCACTGCCGTTGCCACCGCCGCTGCGGCCAGCATCGGCACCGACGCGCCAACCGGCGTCGTTCAGCTGTTGCAAGCCGGCGCGGATGGCGCGATCGTCACGCGGCTGAGCGCTGAGCCACGCGCAACCCTAACTGGCGCAACGAGCCTCGTCCTGTTCCTCGCCAAATCTGCTGATGCCTACGCGACCATGCGCCTGATCGACTCGGTAACGATGCCGGTTCAAACGCTCAGCACTTCCGCAGGCATCACGAAGACCTATTTCGGCGATTACGCCGAGACCACACCGTTGCGTCTGGAAGCTGGCGACCGCCTGTACTTCGGCTCTCAGGTCGCGCTGGCCGCTGGCATCGTCGCTAAGGCCGAATACACGGACTTCTGATCATGGCCTATCCATACGGTACGCAGAACGGCCCCGCGCTGGGCTTGAGTGCCCCGGGCCTTCCTCGCCGAGTCATGGCGGTCGCCGTCGGCGACACGCTCGGCTTCCCGGCTAAGTTCATCGTCGTCCGAACCGATCAGGTTATTCGGACCCCCGACTGGGCGACCTATGCGCGCATGGGTGCAACGGGGCTCGGGGGCAACGGGGCCAATACGAACAGCGGTGCCGGCGGAGGTGGCGGAGGCGGTTTTGCCGGCACCAACATTTTCAAAGCCAGCCCTGGGGCCCTCATCACTGTGCGCTTCACATCGACTGGCACCATTGTCGACGGTCTCGGCTATCTCCTGACTGGTGGTGCTGGCGGTACGCCACCAGTGAATGGAGTAGGCGGTACGGCTGGTGTTGGCAGCGGTGGTGATATTAACTTCATTGGCGGCGCCGGAGGTACGGCTACTTCGGGATGGACTGGTGCTGGAGGTAGCGCCGCCGGACGCGGCGGCCCAGGACAGGCCGGTGGTGCTGGCAGTGGCACCAACGGCAATGGCTCAGCCGGATGCCCCAGCAGTGGCTACCTTTCCGGGTCAAGTACGGGCGGTAGCGCAAATTCTGTCGTAGCGGTTGATAACCCGGCATTAACCAGCATTGGTCAGCTTAGGCTGTTAGTTGGCTTCACTGGCGGGAATACCGCCAATAACAGCGTTGCTGGAGGTGATGGCGGCGCCGGCGGGGCAGGAATAACAGCTAGCTCGCCCTATACAAATACTGGCGGCGCCGGGTTCGCCCTCCTCGAATTCTGGTAAAGGAAAATCATGATTGACTACAGCAACTGCGTCAAAGTGAAAGATGGCGTCATCACGCGCGAGCCGGTGCCGGAGTTTCTCACCAACTCGCAGATCCCCATCGACCAGATAGCGGACCTCACCTGGATCGGCGTGCCCGAATATGAAGGCTTCGGATGGTGGCCGCTCGAATTCCAGTGGCCGGCCCTGGACAAGTACCAGAGCTATGAAGACGAGGTGCTGACCATCGACACTGCACGCACGGTCGTCGTCTCGACCCGCGCCGTACGTGACTGGACGGCGCAGGAAATTCATGACTTCAAGGCCAACTCGATCCGCCACATCACGAAGCTCGCCTTCCGCAACCGCTTCACGCAGGCCGAGAAGATCGCGTTCGAGATGGCACAAGTGGATGACCCGACCGCGACGCAGGACGTGCGACTGGCCGCTGCCGCCGTGCGCGTGCTGGAGAAGGATCTGGCCGCGAGCGCGTATGCCGATATGAACAACCCTGCCGTACAGGACGGGCTTCACCAGCTCGAAGCGATTGGTGTTCTAGGCGCCGGTCGTGCCGAAGAAATCATTTGGGGTGACATCGAGCCCTACGAGGTGCCTTAATGCCGAAAGTCTCCGTGCCAAACGCTGGCGCAATCGGCGTCATCAAGGACCGGCCCGCATACGAGCTGCCGCTGGGCGCGTGGTCTGGTGCGAAGAATGTGCGCTTTCTCGACGGTGCCGCGCTCCAGTTCTTCGGTCAGGGCCAAGTCTACGGCGCACCTCTGGAGGCACCGCAGTATCTACTACAGGTGAACGTCGCGGGCTCGCGCTATTGGCTGTACGCGACCGCTGGCAAGGTGGCTGCCGTCACCAACGCCAGCGGCAGCAGCGTGCACACCGACCTGACACACGTAACGCCCCGCACCGGAACCGTCAACGCCTGGAGTGGCTACGTGTTTGGCGGCGTGCCGGTGCTGAACGCTGGTGATGGCAAAGCGCCGATGTACTGGGACCAGAACCTGACGCACAAGTTTGTCGATCTGACTGCATGGCCGGCGAGCACTTCGTGCAAGGTGCTGCGCCAGTACAAAAACATGATGATCGCGCTGAACTTGACAAAGGCAGGTGTCAACCTGCCGTACATGGTCAAATGGTCCAGCCTTGCGGTAGCCGGTGCGTTGCCCTCGACATGGAATGAAGCCGACGCAACGCAGGATGCCGGTGAGTTCGATCTGTCCGAGGGGCAGGACTCCATCATCGATGGGTTGGGCCTGAAGGACAGCTTCATCGTCTACAAGGAATCTTCGACGTGGGCGCTTGACTACATCGGCGGCGCTTTCATCCTGAAAAGCCGCAAGGTTTCGGGCATGAGTGGCCTGTTGAACATGAATTGCGCCGTTGAGTTCGAGGCGGGCTTCGGTACTGCGCATCTGGCGGTGACCGGCTCCGACATCGTGATCCATGACGGCTTCAGTGCGCAATCGGTGCTGGACAAGAAGGCGCGCCGGTACTTCTTCCAGAACCTGGACACGGCCAACAAGGGCCTAGCGTTCTGCGTCAAGAACCCGTTCCTGAACGAGATCATGGTTTGCTACCCGAGCATCGGCGCGACCTGGTGCGACACGGCGCTGGTCTACAACTACGTCGATGGCACGGTGAGCTTCCGCAGCCTTCCGAACGTCACGCACGCGGCATTCGGCCCGGTGGACAACAGCCTTTCTGGATCGTGGTCGCAAGACTCGGCGCCGTGGGATTCCGACCTGACCGCGTGGAACGGCCCTGACTTCACCCCAGACCGCACGCGCGTGATGATGGGCAGCGCAGACAACAAGCTCTACCTGCTCGACGCCTCGGCATCGTTCGATGGCGCGCTGCCGGACGCCTACCTGGAGCGCACGGGCCTGCACTTCGACGCGCCGGAGCGCATCAAGATGATTACGGGCGTGGTACCGCGCATCACCGGCAACCAGGGCGGCACAGTGCTAGTGCGGCTCGGGTGGTCTGAAAATCCCGGCGACGATCCTGTATGGCTGGACCCGATGACCTACACCATTGGCTCGACTCTGCGCTGCGACGGCTTCGTATCGGGCCGCTACCTAGCCATTCGCTTCCAGACCGGGACCGCATTCTCGTGGCGTCTGGACAGCTTCGATATGGTTGTTGAAGACGCAGGGGAGTACTAAGCATGCGCCCAACCAACAGCAGCACATTCGCCTACCAGCCTTCATCTCCACCGAGCGACCCGGCGCAACTTCCGCGATGGCTGCAGGAGGAGGTAAACAAAATCAAGGCCGCTTATGACGCACTTGCCGAAGGTTTCGATCCTGTGGTGTACGCGCCTCCGCCAAAGCCTCGCCAGGGGATGAGGCGATACGCGGACGGAACCCAGTGGAATCCAGGCAGCGGCGCGGGTTTGTATAGATACGACGGAACCGCGTGGCGATATCTCGGTTAGACGGTCTATATGTAAATTAACCGCAGCAAATTCGGCTTTACTGCTGAGTTATCGAATAAAATATAGCTAACAGGAAAGGAACCCAAATGGGACTTTTGAGTAGCCTTGCAGGAATTGCGGCGCCCATCGTCGGCAACATCATCGCCCCCGGTATCGGTGGCGCAATTGGCGGTGCGGTCGGCGGCCTTCTCGGTGGCAGCGGCCAACCTAAATCTCTTACCGCCACGAGCCAGCAGCAGATCGACCCACGCATGGACGCTACGTTGTGGGGCAAGAACGGCTCGCAGGGTCTGATCGGTAAGTACCAGTCCTACCTGGACCAGCCGCAATCGCAGGCCCTGCAGGGCTACGGCAAGACTGCCGGTGACTACCTAAGCAACTATGGCTCGTCCGATATGGGGGCGATCCGAAATGCTGCTACTGGCCTGATGGATGGGAAGGCCGCCCCGAACGCAGGCGGCGGCGTCGGCGTCCCCGACGTGCTGTGGAATAAGTACGTGGGAGTAGACGCGCCGAAGCAGAACAATATCGACCTGACCGGTTCCTACCAGAACCTGCTGAGCGGCGGCAACACGGCCGCGCTCGACAAGTCACTGCAAAGCGCGGTCAACCTGACGAACCAGTCGTTCCAGAAGAACCAGTCCAACATGACGGACAACCTGTTGCGCAACGTGATGCCGGGCATCCGCAGCAACAGCGTGCTCGCGGGCCAATACGGCGGTTCGCGCCAGGGTGTGGCCGAAGGCAACGCGATCAGCGACTTCACGAAGCAGCTCACCGACTCGAACACGACCCTCGGCATGGCGAACAGCGCGAACACGACCGCTCAGCAGGCGCAGGCATACCAGCAGGGCCAGGACCGCGCATTGGCGGCAACGCAGGGCCTCGGCGCCCAGCAGTACGGTGTTGCAGGTCAGAATGCGGCGCTCGGCCAGGCATCGCAGTTCGCCAACCAGCAGGCCGGCAACAACGCCAGCCAGTTCGCCGCGTCCCAGGTGCAGAACGCCAACCAGTTCAACGCCGGGTTGCAGATGCAGCAGAACCAGCTGAATAATTCTGCCGCACTGGGTGGCGCCGGATTGCTGAGTGGCCTGAATGGCCTCGCTTATGGCACGGCAACGAACGCGGACAACTACGGCATCAACCGCGCAACGCAGGTGAATGGCCTGCTGGCTCCGTACCTCGGTGCCAACTCGTCCTCGACCAGCTCGCAGCCGCTGTATCAGAACCAAGCAGGCAATGCTCTTGGCGGCGCTCTGATGGGCGGCATGCTCACTGGCGGAAGCAATGGCAGTGGCATCAACAGCGCAATCTCCGGCCTGTTCGACGGAAAAGTCGGCGACAGCCTCTTTAAATCCTTTGGCCTGGGAAGTTCTCTGTAAAGGAAAATCATGCCGGGACTACTCGACCTATTCGGCGGTGATAATCCGCAAACTCAAGGCCTGCTCGCTGCTGCTGCGGGCATCCTCAACGCATCTGGTCCATCGCTCATGCCGCGTTCGCTCGGTCAAGTCGCTGCTGCGGGCGTAGGCGGATATCAGGATGGCCAGCGACAGGCGCTGTTGAATCAGGCTTACGGCCAGAATCTGAAGATCAATAACCTTCGCCTGCAGGACATGGAAAGCGACCTGAAGAATCAGGAGTTGACTCGCGCAGAAGGCGCGCGCTTGCGGGAGTTCTATCAGAAGCGTGGCATTGGTGGCGCATTGCCAATGCCGGCCCCGCAATCAGAGAATTCCTCGTTTATGGGGGCAATGAGTCCGCAAGCGCAGCCCGCCACGCAAGCGCCGGCACAGTCAGCGGTTAGCGGCAACATGCGAATCTACCAGCAACGATTGTCCGAGGCCGAAGACTTACGCAATGCGGGCTTTCCTACGCAGGCGGCGGCGGTCGAAGCCTCGGCACTCAAGTTCATGCCGGAAGCCGAGTGGAAGGAAGTGCGGGTTGGGGATCGCGTCATGCTCAAGCCGTACTTCAAGGACGGCAGCAGCGCTGCGCCAGTCGATGCCGATGTGGCGGAAAAGCTGATGCAGGTCAGCACGGGCGGGAAGACTGTCCTTGCAGGTGACCGCACCGGGCGCGCACTAGCGAGTTACGCCAATACCATAGATCCGAATACGGCGGCTACGGTTGGCGTTCAGCGTGATCGCCTCGCATTCGATAAGTCGCAGGCTGGCAAGCCGACGTTCAGTGCCGATGCTGGCGGCTTCATCTACGCCCCGAGTGCAAGTGCTCCGCAAGGCGGCTTCGTGCCTGCTGCTGGCTTCGTTAAATCCGGCGATAAGCAAAAGGTGCAGGATGCCTCTGATGTCTTGTCCATCCTCAATCAGGCAGAACCGCTGATCAAAACCGCGACTGGCAGCTATGGCGGCGTCGCTGTTGACCAAGCTGCGCGCCTGTTCGGATCAAGCACCGCTGGCAGTCAGGATGCGGCCAAGCTCAAAGCCCTAGAAGGCAATCTTGTCTCCAAGATGCCGAAGATGAGCG